AAAACAGTTACGGATGCTCTAAAACACTTACAAACCGACTCCTCCATGAAAGAAACACTTACGAGATACTTCAACAGCAGTATCCGCACAGGTGTAGACAAAGGATCGGTGCCTGGTTTGATTCAGTTCGCCGCTGCACAACCAAAGCCAGATCAAGCACTCATACAGCGCATGAGAAACTACTCAAGTGGATTGAAAAAGGCATTTGATCTGCACAAACGGATTGCATTTGCCAAGAATATCATCGTGGGAAAGATGAACCAAGTCAAAACAATTGGTGCGTTCTATCCTACAGATAGCGGATTCAGAGTTGCCAATCCTGAAGGATTTGTGGCGGTTGCCGCAAAGGGTGTCTACAAACTGGTAGACCGTTTGGAGTTCTCTCGTCAGAACTTCACAGCGATAAAGAATTGGGCATAGATAGTATACTCTTAGAAAGGAGAGTTAGCACATGGAAGTTATTCACAACGCATTGGGTACATTCTTTTACACCGTAGTGGTATTTGTCGCCGGAGCATTCATCGGCAAGCCACTTTGGGATTGGGCTTCAAAGAAGTTCCCGTGGAACAAGTGATCTGATATCTGCCCTCTGAGGTAGGGGGTAGGAGGTGATCCAGCCATGAAGTACAGCGATTGGAAGGCAAAGAGCGAACAGTATGCTCTCAAGGAAGACTTGAGTGGCAAGACTGTCGCATTCACTTTCGGTCGTTTTCAACCCCCTACCTCTGGGCACCAAAAACTAGTAGATACTTTGGCTAGTGCTGCAAGTAAAGCAGGAGCGCAAGCGTTTTTGTATCCTTCACGAACCAACGATGCAAAGAAAAATCCACTAACCCCTAGTGTTAAGATTAAGTGGCTACGCAAGTTCTTTGGTGACTCTGTAAAGATTGTAGACGACTCATCTGCAAAGACGATGTTTGATGTGTTGAATAAGTTTGACTCGGCTGGGGTAAAGAAAGTAATCATGGTTGTTGGTGGTGATCGTGTAGAAGAGATGAAAAACGCAATCAAGCCGTATCTGACTCACAAAGATCCTAGCAAGCGATACAAGTTTGAGTTTGAGGTGGTTAGCGCAGGAGAGCGCGACCCTGACGCAGAAGGGGTAGTTGGAATGTCTGCGAGCAAGATGCGCGCCGCGGCCGCTGAAGACAATCTGAAAGCATTCATGGGAGGCATTCCTGATGGAGTCTCCAAGTTAGATGCAGCATCTCTATTCAAAGAACTTCGTCGTGCTATGGGTGCGAACATGAAAGAGTCTTTGGAGGAGGTTGCAACTTTTTCTCCCGACAATCTTGTTGAAGTGGGGGAAGTAGCGTATGCGAGCGGAGCAAGTACAAAGTTCTGGCTAGATGAACAGGACGGTATCTTCTTTGCTGTGGAAACTGATAGTCAAGGCAACAGCATAGAAGGTGGATACGGAACCATAGAAACCATGTTGAGGATGTATCCGATGGCATGGTCTACGCTAAAACCGTATCTCAGAGAGTTTGCAACCAAGCAATACATCTCGACAAATTCTCGTAGAAGAATTCGTGCCACAGACGACACAGAAACCGGCACAACAGAAGCAGTAAACAACTCTCTGTTGTATCCACCTGGCAACAAATCACGCATAGAATACAAGGGATGGAGACTGCCTGGTAAAATTGATCCGCTTGAAATTCCAGGCGAACAGTATTTCCTTCCGTATCAGCGTAAAATTGCTACAGGTGTAAATGCAAATCAATGGGTTGCATTTGAACCATCTACACCAGTTGTAGTTACCGCAGAATCTACTCTATTGAAGCCGTGGATGTTGCAACTTCAATCTCTGAAAGAAATTGTTGCTACTGGTGTGGTTCCAAGCATCAAGTACATTGCATCTGTACCTTGCAGTAAGCGCGAACTACCCATTAGACTTTTGCGATCCAAAAAGTATGTCGATCCTATGGTTAGAAATCTGACATTTGGAAAGAACGAAGCAGAAGAAGCAATTGCAGACAGTCATATGCTCAAATTCAATAAGGCATATCTTGAGTTTGCAAATCTATTCATTACTGCGGCAAACACAGGCAAAGAATCAGATTGGAAAGAAGCACAACAAAATCTGTGCAAGAACTATTCGATCATACAGAGTGGATTGCCAACCGAAATTTCAGCATTGTTACTGAGTGGACCTGCACCGTAAGAAAGGACAGCATGAACCCTACACCATTTTCAAACCAAGACGACTTTACAAAGGACATTGCAGGCATCTTGAAACAGATGCACGCCAATGAACCAAATCCACTTCCTGTGGAATTACAAGCAGCAATAGAACCCGCGAGAACTCAGATTGCTTCTGCTAAAACTTCAGATGAAGCCATTTCTATTTTGAAGTCCACGGCGTTTGCTGTTGGTCAAAAAGCAGGAACGGTTTATAGCAACCAAGACTTGTTGAACTTTGAAAGACAAGTACGCAAGGGCGTATAATGCCATGCGTTTTCGATATGGAAGTTGCTATATTGACGGATTCCAATTTCATGCAGTACGCAATGGGCATCTATACGAACCCATCGTGTATTGGTATGCATGAGTTTGTAGAAGACCTGAGCCGAATCAAATACATCAAGCGACTGCTTAGACGGTACAAGAAAACTGGAGAGATTCGAGAACAACTACTAACGAATCATTTCATTGTACTGAGCAATGTTTTTGGTATAACGGGGGCCGCACGGCTCCTGTTTTTCAAAGTGGAACCCGAGTTACATCCTGAGATCAAAACCTTCATGGTGCATATCGGTACACTTCCTAGGCAAATACCTGAGGCAGATTTGGTACAGATACCGCTCAATAGGGAAATAGTCGGCATCCTTAGGGCATCACGATCTACATAATCAGGCAGGAGAAACCATGAGCGAAGAAACCCCAATCAACAGTCTAGGTGCAGGCAATATACAAGGTGTGCAGCCAGAAGGCCCTCCCGTGGTTCAAGGAACCTTTGCGGGATGTAAAGTGTTTGATGTAGATACGGACACATTCCACAGATGCATTCGTGGAGCAAAAACCCCACAAGCAAGATGGAAACGATTTGTGGACTTGGAAACCCCTACTGGAAACGCGATCAGAGACTACTCGTACAAGTCGCCAGGCCGGCATATCATTGTACACAATCCCCAAACGGGAGAGATGAGTTACATCAAGCGCGGACAGCCTAGGAGTAAGCAGTAATGGACATTCTGCACCGTGACTTTGTTGGACATTCTTTCATTTGGTGGCAGGGGGTTGTTGAAGACAACCTCGATCCACTACAACTTGGTCGGTGCAGAGTTCGCATTCTAGGGTTTCACACAAGTGATAAGAAAGACATTCCCACCGATAAACTGCCATGGGCCTATCCAATTCAACCAATTACTAGTGCAGCAATCAGCGGCATAGGGCAGTCTCCAACTGGATTGGTGCCTGGATCATGGGTAGTTGGATTCTTTAGAGATGGAGCAAATGCTCAGGAACCTGTGATCTTTGGAAGCATAGGTGGTATTCCTGAAGAGAAAGCGAACAGTCAAAAGGGATTCAACGATCCGCGTACAAGCAAAGAGTTACAGTTCATTCCCAAAGACGAGTTCAAGATTCAGCAGTATCCTGTAGACGGTAGTGGTGCAATTCTAGAAAATATGACTGAGGGAAAAACCTATCCAAAGCATATTGGAGATGGGCCTCACCAAGCAAGATTAAACGAACAAGACACCAACAGGCTTGCACGGGGATGCAAAACAGACGAAACCATCATCGGTCTGAAGCGCAGAACTGCCAAAGAAAAGATTCCTACTGCATTACAACCAACTCGCAAAAAGAATGTTCCCACGGTTGATCCTGCTGTGGGTGGAACGGTAAGAACCAAAAGTGCCGATGGTCCTGCATGGGATGAGCGCAAGAGTGATTATGCTGCACAGTATCCGTACAACCATGTACGCGAGTCTGAATCTGGGCACACATGGGAATGCGATGATACGCCTGGTGCAGAGAGAATTTCAGAGTATCACAGAAGTGGAACTCACTACGAGGTGTTTCCTGATGGAAGCAAAGTTGAACGCATTGTCCGTGACAACTACACGGTGATTCTGAAAGACAATCATGTACAGATTGATGGCAACACATATGTCACCATTGACAAGGCGCTTCGCATTCTACAAAACACAGATCAAGAATCTGGCAGAAACTTCGATGTACAGATCGGTCAGGGAGCAAATGTAAATGTGGAAGTTATGCAAGGTAGTGTGAACCTGACCCTACACGATGGAGACTACAACGCATATGTGAACGGAAACTATACGCTAGATGTCACGGGAAATATGACTGAGAGAATCGGTAAGAAGCGATTCTCGCATTCTGGCGGAGACACCCACATCAAGACCAACAAGACTTACATCTTGGAAGCAACCAAAAACATTCTAGAGTCCTGCGGAGGATTCAGAGACATGACAACTGGACTTTACACCGCGTTAAAGTCTGGTCAGTATCATCGTTTCGTTAGCAAGGCCGACACCATCATTCGCGGTGCAACCATCCAACTAAACTAACATGGGAATGCCAGTACACAGACTCGGAGACATATGTACAGGACACGGATGCTATGGTTCTAGACCAAACGCAGGCGCGTCAGGTAATGTGTTTGCGAATAGTCTTGGAGTGCATCGCGTAGGTGATCCTTGGAAAACCCATTGCTGCGGACCGTCGTGTCACGGAGCAACGCAAGCCAGTGGATCGGGAACGGTATTTGCAAACGGTCTTCCTGTTGCTCGTATAGGAGACACGGTATCATGTGGATCGCGTAATGAAACAGGCAGCGGAAATGTATTTGCGGGGTAACACATGGCAGAGGGAATCGAAAGAACCAAAGAAATAACCAAACGAGCAATCGGCAAGTGTACCCCGAATGCCGATAGACTTTCCAATGCAGTTAAGTCTCTCATTGACAAGGTAATGAAGGGACAGATATTCGAGAATGCTTCTGCGTTGGGAATTTTGCAATGGTTACTTTGCTCAGAAGACCTAAAGACTCTAGCAAGTTCTATACCACCGTGGACATATGATGGTACTTCGGGATCAGCAGATGTTACACCCGAACAAGAGCATTTCTACAACCGAATAACGAGTGTAGGTGGTACTGATCTTCTCAGCAAACTAAGAACTCTACAGTATGGATCGGAAACTGCTTTGGGTTCTCAGCCAACCTTCACAGATAATCTGACCAGCCAACAAGAGCAAATGGGTTCTTTCAAATCGCACACCGATGAACAGAGTGGTGTGGGAGATCCTGTAACATTTCAAAGAACGATGGGTATAGCAAGTGCATACGATTCTTCCAAACAGCAAATGGAAGGCAAGGATCAAGATAACTTCACGGGATTCTTCAACTCCACCATTCAGGGGCCTATCATCGTTGAGCAGATGAAAAATCTGCTGTGCAATCCAGACTCTGTTGGGCAGATTTTGCGTAGCATTTTGGATCTAATTGCTGGACTATTGCCCTTTACACTTGATGATATTGCTGCTCTGCTAGGTGGATTGGGACTTGATGATTTCTTTGACAAACTAGATCAGATGCTGTCTGACCTGGCAGGCTTATTTGAGTATTTGAACTATATCGTGTCTCTTGATTTGTCTCAGTTCTCATTGGCTCAAGCGTATGTTCAGAAGTTCACTCTCGGACAGTTCTTGGCAGCAATCGTCAATGGCAATGGTAGAGGAAACTGCATCATGCGCGCCATGCTTGAAGAGTTTACAGGTAGTGATAACTTACGAGATGCGATTACTGCGATTGACATTGAGCGAGACAAAGAAGAGAGAGCGGCCGCTGCGGCATCTGCTGCACAGACAGAATCTGGCAAACAAAGGGCATATGACTCCCAAACCAAAGAAAAAGAGATGTTCTTTGAACCTGTTCCTGATGAATTGATTCTACAAGGAATAGTGACAGGAACTCCCACTCCAACCCCTCCTCCTATTGACGCCGCTACTGCTGCGATGATTCAGGCCAAGTTGTTGGAACTGGACGCAAGAACTATGACTGTCGGATACGAACAGCAAAGACTTGCCATGCTAGTTACACCCACTCTCGATACTGGAGAAATATCTCTAGACGGTGGATACTTTAATGAAGGTGAGGACGGAGGAGAAGATGGAGTAGTGCCTTCTGATTCAGAATGGGCCACCCCAACTCCAACACCAACTCCAACACCAACTCCAAGTTCTATGTTAGGGGTAGATGGCCCTGAATTGGGCGAAGGTGGAGGATTTGGATTTGAGTAATATGTGTTCTGGCTAATACATACATGAATAGGAGAACACATGGCAAGTACCCCGCAAAACAAGTTCACAGATATTGATTTGAACTTTGCCAAAAATCCCGTTACTCGGGATGTGAATGTTCTACAGGATGAAACCGCAATCAAGCGATCACTTAAGAATATCATCCTGACGAATACATACGAAAGACCCTTTTTGCCCGAACTAAAAGGCAATGTTACTGCTATGTTGTTTGAGCCGTTCACAGACCTAACGGTGATTCGGTTGGAAAAGGGTATTCGTGATGCCATATTGTCATACGAACCTCGTGTAGTGCTTCAAGATGTGATCGTTGAAGGTGATCCCGACCGTAACAGGTTCATCGTAACCATTCGATTTCAGATCAGAAACACATCAAAGGTATCTGAAACGCAGTTTTACCTAGAGAGGCTTCGCTAATGGCAGATGCAAACAACAAGATCGCAGTAGACGGACTAGAGTTCTACGAGATCAAAAACAATCTGAAGCGATTCCTGAGTTCTCAGGACAAGTTCAAAGACTACAACTTCGAGGGATCGGGGTTGAGTATCTTGTTGGATTTGCTTGCGTACAATACTCACTACATCAACTACTACAGCAACATGGTTGCCAACGAAATGTTCTTGGATACCGCAACCGTGCGCGACTCTGTAGTTTCGCATTCAAAACTACTAGGATACACCCCAACTTCAAATAAAGGCGCTAGAGCGCAAGTTTCTGTAACCGTGGCAGCGGACGGTGATGGCGGTGTCGCTAGTGAGTTTTTACCAAGATACAGCACATTCTTGGCAACTGGAGGTGGGGTCAGTTTCTCTTTCAGAACTATCGACACTTACAAGTTTGAACCCAAGTCATATGACGAGAATGGAATTGTTCAGGAGTACTGGATACCCGAAGTGACTATCGTGGAAGGCAGACCCACAGTATCTACCTTTGTGGTGGACAGAACAAATTCTCCATCCCAACGATTTGTCATTCCCGAATCAAACATTGACCTAAGCACACTCAAAGTACGAGTGCAGGCTTCAGTAACAAACATATCAGGATACGATGAGTACTGGACTCTTGTTTCTGATCCCCTGCAACTGAGTCCCACTAGCAAGGTTTACTTTGTACAGGAAACAGAAAACACCAAGTACGAAGTATACTTCGGGGACGATATTGCAGGCAAGGGATTGCAGAATGGAAACATTGTTGTACTAGAATACTTGGTTACTTCTGCTGATCCAACAGAGGCAAATGGCATAGGTGCGACTGATACTGAATCGGTGCAGTCATTTAGTCTAGAGGCTAGCGATTTTGCTGATCCCGATGTAGTCACTATTGATCCTGCGTTGGGAGGATCTGAGCGCGAAGGAATTGATTCCATCAAGTACTACGCTCCTAGAGGATTCCAGGCACAAGATCGCGCAGTTACCGTGGAAGACTACAGTTTCATGCTTGCTAGAGACTATCCATTTGCGGATAGCATCTATGTGTGGGGCGGAGAAGATAACACCCCACCTGTGTATGGAAAAGTGTTTGTGTCTATCAAACCATCACGGGGAACAAGTCTGACCAATCAAGAAAAAGAAGCAATCAAGACAGGTATCTTGAAGAAGTTCAATATCGTTGGAGTAACACCTGAGATTGTAGATCCCGACTACACATATCTGAAGTTTGAAACTACCATCAAGATGAATCCAACAAAAACCACCAAGACTCCAAACGAAGTGAAGCAAGTGGTAAAGAATGCCGTAAACTCGTATGTGAACGGCAATCTTGGCAAATTTGGTGGAAACCTACTAGCATCTAGACTTTCTTCTAATATCGACTCATCCGATACTAGTGTAGAGGCAAGCGGAACTGTAATCTCTCTAGAGAAGCGCATCTCTCCAAACTACGGCGTTGACGCAAACTATACCACAGACTTCTCAAATCCTATAGAACCCGAAACCATAACTTCAAACGGATTCTTGCATTTTGATGCTGCAAAGGCATCTTTCTCTTCTCCATATTCGGTTGCGTATCTGCGAGATGATGGAAACGGACAGATCAATGTGGTGACTTACGAGCCTCTACCAGGCACTTCTGCGTCAGCAACTTCTGCGGTTTCTACCAATCCAACATCGTTGGCAGAGAAACCTTTTAGAGTGTTGAAATCTAGAGCAGGCAGCATCAACTACGGATCAGGACAAGTCGATCTTCCTACGCTAAACATCGCAGGACTTTCGGGTATCAATCCTGTTCTAAAAATCGGCGCGCAACCAAGTAACTTTGCGGAAATTGTTGCAGACAAAAATCAGTTGTTGGTAATGGATAATGCAGATCCGACATCAAACTTTGTCGATGTGAAACTCTCAACAGAAGGTAGACTGAACTCACCAAGTTCGGCAAGAAATCAACCAAAGTTTCAAGCAGCGACTACCCAACAATCTACCACAACTACCACACCGGCAACCACACAAGCAAGCAATGCTGCAAAACCAAAAGAGTCTTCTCCGACCCCCAAGGGTTATCCCAAGTGTTGAGGTAATTCATGCAAGGATACGACAACAAACTACAACACTTTGTTGCTGGGCAAGTTCCAGAGTTTGTCTCTGCGGATCACCCGATGTTTGTCGCATTCATGGAAGCGTATTTCGAGTGGTTGCAAACCAACGAAGAAGGAAGAAGACTGTCTCCGCTGACATTGCTAGATCAGAGAGATATTGACAACAGTTTGGATTCGTTTGTCAGTCTGTTTAGAGAAGAGTATCTGAAGCACTTTCCACAGCAGTTGGCATTCGATCAAACCACAGGGGCAATCCTAGACGAACGCAAACTGATGAAACACATCAGAGCGTTTTACAAGGCAAAGGGAACAGAAAAGGCATACAGATTCCTTTTCCTGATTCTGTTCAACACATACGCTGAGTTGTATTACCCAAAGGTGGATATTCTTAGACTCTCGGACGGTAAATGGAATACCCTGTATAAGATCAAAACCACATCAACGAATGGTCGAAAACTGTTCCAGTTTAACGGTGGAACGCTCTCACAGCGAGATGGTTCTGGCATACTAAAGGCGTATGCAAACATCAAAGGCATCATCCAGTACACACAGGGCGGTTATGAAGTAACCGAGTATGTGATATCCTCTCCATTCGGACAGTTTACACCAAATGCTCCAGTACAGATTTCAAATTCTTCTTTGGCTTCTGTAACAGAAATCGTGTATACCGTTCTTACTGGATTCGATATTTGCGATACGGGAGAAGAAAACGCATCCATTGGTCAAGCGTGGAGACTCTATAGAATTGGAGATCAGGTTGTACTGTATCCAAAAAGCAACTACGGATTTCCTGAAGGTAATGGTGGATTTGGGCAAATCAGCGAGATTGACTATCTCAAGAGTCCATACTTTGCCAAAACAGGAGAGAGTGACGCTAGAGGTCCTGTGAAGAGAATGAAGATTGTAGACGGTGGGGTAAACTACAATCCCGAAGAATGGAAAGCAAAGATCGTTTCTTTGGCTGGAAGAGGAACCGAGGTAATTCCAGTATTCGGTGCAGTCGTAGAAGACTATGGATTCTATAGCAACGACGACGGCCATGTATCCTCTAAAAAGAAACTGCAAGATAACAGATTCTACCAAGACTTCTCGTATGTCGTGAAGACAGACGAATCGTTTGGTAGATGGATTGACACTATACGAAAGTTGATTCACCCATCAGGAATGGCGGTTTTTGCACAGCAATATCTGTATAGAACTACAGGATATCGACTCGATGACAAAAACTTTGTACTCACATTTGAAGATCCAATCATCGGACACTACACACCATACCGATTCAAGACCTACGAAAATCTCAGAAACAACAGTCAGGGTGTTGACTTGTATCCATACGGGTACAATCCATCGTTGGGTACTGCTGTGGAGAATGGTGTCGATCCTCACGATTCAGGTGGGAATCCTCTATCAGAAGGACTCATACAAGGAATACACAACATTTGGTGCTTGGACTCCGATCACAATTCACAAGACTACCAGCAAGTTACAAGCAATAACATAACAGGCGGGTGTACAGGTACAGAAGAATTGCAAGCAACTCACGAAACATGGGAACTATGTACAGGAACTGGTCCTGGGTGCTGTCTATCTCAGGATTACTGGATCGTGTACAGTCATCCAAATAGCAGAGGATACACAAACATAACTCCATGCATCTGTATTGAAGGAAACTCGGATTTCACTAGATTCTCTTACATCAAACTAAACGACTTCTTCCACATGATTGATGGAAGATACTACCATTCGTTTGTGCCTGGATCTACTAAGTTTGATGGTTTTGAAACCGATGACTATGTTCCCGCAGAAACATCATATGTTGCAGGAACTCTAGGAGGTCTTGGAATTAGAGTTGATCCAGATGTAGAGGCAGGTGGAAATGAATCCATTACCAATTTCAATACAAACACGCAGGGACAGAATGATCTTGGCGATACAGTTTCTAGATTCACACCTAGATAAGCAGAGGTAAACTAATGGCATTTGATACTCGCATTCGCAACAAGTTTCGCGCAAGTCTAGCAGAATCTCTACTAGATGAGTTTGATTCTCTTTCTAATTCTAGATTCTTCCTGTTCTTTGGTAAGAACTCGCAATGGAGCAATGAAAATCGCCCAGATTTGGTTGTAGACTGCGTTCGCGGTGATCTAGACGCATGGATTGACATGATGGGAGCCATTCGTATTGGAAGAAGCGATGTATCTCTAGTGATTCCTCGAAATCCTTGGCAAAGCGGAACGGTTTACACGGAATACGATGATGTGGTTGATTTGGCAAATCCTTACAATCCGAAACAGTTCTATGTAACCACATCTGAAAACAAAGTGTACAAGTGCATCTCGAATGAAGGTGGAGAACCCTCAACCGACCAACCAACATCAACAAGCACAAGTATCTTCTGCACAAGCGATGGATACCGATGGAAGTTCATGTATCAGATTCCTGACGATCTGTACTACAAGTTTGCGACAGATACACGAATTCCAGTAGAGTTTATCGAAGATGGATTTAACTTTGCAGGAGGTCTTAGTAATGTCAGATCACTTCAACTTGCAGTTCAACAGTCTGCCGTAAATGGATCAATCGACCATGTGATTCTCACATCTCTAGGAGATTCATTTCCTCTCACAAGCATTAGTACGAATCAGATGGTTGCAATTCCTGGCAGAGTAGGAGATACAAAAGTTTGGGTTACTCCCGCAGGACTTCCAGTTGGAGGAAACTTGAACTCTGAAGGTGGATTGGTGGGATACAGCGTGTACTTCAAGAGTGGTTTGGGATCTGGACAGATTCACGAAATCGAGTTTGCAGAATGGGGACAACCAGCCACAGCGTATGCAGGATTGCTAGGACTAACCATCAAGGAACCACTTGCTCGCCCTGTGTCTGCTTCAGGAGAAAACAGAACAGCATTCGACATTGTTCCAACAGCAAAAGTGTTTGGTGATGGGTTTGGATGCGAACTACTTTGCAAGATGGAAGCAATCACAGGAGCAGACTGCAATAACACTTACCAAATTGATAGACTAGAAATTCTAAGAGCAGGCAAAAACTATACAAACGCAACCATCGTTATAGGACCAGTTACCGCAAAGGCCCCCGCAGCAAGAGCAATCATTTCTCCGCGAGGTGGCCATGGTTCCGATGCAATCACAGAACTTGGCGCTTCAGAGATTATGGTGTTCTGTTCTAGCAGAGCAGGAATAGCAGGAGATTTGCCAGCAATCAACAACTTCCGACAGTTTGGACTTCTCAGGAATCCAAAGTTGGGAAGAGGTGCAAACGCAGGTCAGTTTGCAGGCAGCGAAAACTTGGAAGGGTATAAACTCAGAATCTCTAAACCAAGAACAATCGTAGTAAAGATCAAGTTTTGGGCAACAGATGGGGTTGCAGAAAGACACACATACGATCCTACTACGGGAAACTATGT